CGCAATTTCATCAAGGTTGCCATTGTTCTCAGGCGTCTGGCTATTGCCCTGTGTCGAAATGATGTACCCAGCGTCGCCTGTGGTGATCAATTGATTGTTTGGCACAGTCAAAGGCAGGTCGGGACGTGGGAAACGAATGGTGATGCGCTCGGTTTTGCGAGCAGGCAGTCGATATGGGTCAAACTCATCGGCGCAGCCTTGATCACACACCAAAAGACCGGGAAAGTTCGGGTCGTTGCGCATCACAGAATGGGCACGCTTCATCTTGCACCTGTCGCATACCGCGATGGCGATGTCCGAGTTGCCAAGTGTGTCTAAAAAGCGTGGCATAGACCCTTACCGTGTGTAAACAGAGATGTTCGGCGCATAGTAGATCGGCGACTTGTCGCGTTCTTCTTGCTCCGCTTCATTCAGATACTTTTCCGCCATTCTTTCGAGGTATGTGACCCTCTCGGCTGGCACTCCGGGCAATTCTAGGCTCATTCGATGCGACAGCATATAGACAATCGCCTCATACCAACGCTGTGGAATCTCCAACTCGTCGGTCAAGGCGCCCACGTCCATGATTTGGCGTGAATACCACACCGTCATCTGCACAAATGGGTCTGAAGGCACTGGCCAGAGGTAAATTGTTGGCTGTGGGATAGTGCGATCGAACCAAAACTGGAAAGGCTGGTTCGCAGTGAAGTTTTTGTTGGGCAAGTTGGTGTAATCATCACGGTTCAAGCGAGCCATGGTGATTTCAGTGCTGTTGTTGCCAACGTAGAACTCGCGCAGAGCCAAAATAGTGCCTCCGTAGGCGCGAATTCGGTAATAAGTGACGGATTGACCGGGGTCGATGTCGTACCAGAGCCACTGATTGTCAGTGACCGTGACCGTTCCGACGTCCTCAAGCGTGTTCCAAGTGATGTTGTCGCTCGAATACTCAAGCGTGAACGACCAAACAGACGATCCTCCGCCAGAAACGTAGGGCAAAACACCAATCGAGCCTGCATAGACAGGGTTGTCAGTGCCGTAGAACACCATGATGTTGCCGTTTGCAGCGTTTTGCTGGCAATAGGTGTCCACATCCGAGTCAGCGACGTTTGAGACCACGCCGCCTGCGCTTGAGGTGTAGGCCCCAGAAGTGCGATTCATGCGGCGATACAGCGCATTTAGCACGTCCACGGAGCCTTTGGGCAGCGAATAGATGTATTTGTCCGCGGTGAGGCCGATAACCTCTTTGCTGATCGCCCAATACTGGATGCCGATGTTGGCCAAGCTGGACAAAGCAAAGTACAGGCTCTCGCGTGCGGAGATTTGCTGCTCTGACGTCAACTCTTCGGCCAACTTACCGCAGCGACGAGCGCCATGGTCAATCAAGGTCTGTACGTTGATTGTTGTCTGACCGACCGTGTTTGAGTACGCCATGTTTTTCCTCTGCTGTTACCAACCGGGGCAGTTCCAACGCTGCATTGATGCACGCGCTCTGCTGCCCTTTTCGCTCTTCTCTGCTACAGGCTCCATTCTCGCGCAGAATGAGTCTCTGCGGGGGCCTCCTTGGGGCTGAGGAGCCTTCAATTTCGAGCCAGTTTCACGGTTGTACTTGGCGCGACCTTTCTCGGTCAGGCCAGCACCGCGCTCGACCGGCATCTTCTCACCGCGGCCAACAGACAAAGACACGCCTCCGTCCTTCATTTTGGCCGTTTTGGCGGACTCTTTGAAGTCTTTGGCGGTAGGTGCACCCTTGGCGCCGACCTTGCGCATGCGCTCGCCAGAGCCTTCTGCGATGCGTTCACGCTTGGCGTTGATGTTGGCGTAGAGGCCCTTTTTCATGGCGCTCACCAATTTGCTTTGCCGCCACCGCACATCTTCTTTTGTGCTGGCGCAGCGCGTTTGGTGGCATAGGCGATGGCCACGGCTTGCTTTACGGGCTTGCCTGCCTTCACCTCGGTGGAGATGTTCTTTTTGAACGCCTTCTCAGACTTGCTTTTGATCAATGGCATATCAGTTCACCTGCATCATGGAAACAATTGCTGAAGGAACCGCTGGGAAAGCAGGAGACAGGCTTGCTGGCAGCGCCTCAATCGTCACGGTAGTGGACGTTGGAACCCAGAAGATTTCAACGTAGTCGGATGCGTTCAAATCCAACAAAAATGTCAGTGCAGCCACGTTGTAGCCAAACACCCCTGCGCTCTTACGCGCTGGCACGGTGTACTGCGTTGCAGAGTTGGCTAAGTCAGTGCCGTTAATCTTCAGCCAAACTGTGAAATCTTGCTGTGCATTGTCTGTATTTTTTAATTGGAGACTGAACTGCAAGTTGTAGATGCCATCGGTTGGCACCGTGATCTTGCTGCCGCCGACCAAGGTGATGCTGTCAACAACGTCTGTGGTGTTGAAAGTCACAACAGTGCCAGAGGCGATGTTGCCAGTCTGGTCTGTGGTGTCGCTCCATCCGCCGTATGCGCCACGGAATGATGCGAGCGTGTTGAGTGTTGCCTTGACGTTTGCCCCGCTCTGAACGAGAGGAACAAGCTCTGCCCCTGTCAGCGTAGCGGCTGACGGCATTGCGGAGATTTTTTGGTCAGCCATTACGATTGCTCCAGAATGATTTTGCTGCTGTCTTCTTGCAGGACGTAGCCCGGTGAGCCTTCATCAGCGATGTAGAAAAGCGCAACTGGTGTTACGCCATACAGATCGACCACGCCAGTGTCGCCAACATCTTCTCCGATGCCTACGCCAGTAACATTTCGCGCACTGGTTTGACTGGCAAAACCATCGGAGGTGTTTGCCTGATTAGCGACGCCCGTGTAGCCAACGTGCGGCATGATTAGATACCAGCTTGCAAGAGCTTCAGCGTTGCAGTGCCTGTGCCAGAGTTAACAAGAACTTTGATGCCAGTCACCGGGAATGCGTAGTTGCCGTCTTTGTTGGTCGTCTGAGCTGCGATTGTTGGATGCGAGAACCAAGTCGAGAAGCCAGTTGCTGGATCGTCAAAAGTGTGTTGCACGGTGTAGTCAACAGTGCCGGACACGATAACGCCAAATCCCACGTTGAACGGGCTGATGTTGGTGTTCATCACGAGCGCAGAGCTTGAGCCAGTGCCAGTTTTAGAGACGGTTTGGAGTTTCATTTCAATTCCTCAAAGAAGCGGGGGCCGAAGCCCCCACCCAGTTTTAGCACGCGCCGCCGCGCTTCTTGCCAGTCTCAGACTTCCCTTTGCCAACGCCAAATACTTTGTCGATGACTCCGTGAACCTTCTTGGCAAAGCCATACCCTGTTGGGGTATCGCTCAACGCTTTGTCATAAGCGCCTTTGTACAAGTCTTCGACGCCAGCTTCATAGGTTGGCTTGTCGCCAGCCAATCCGCCTGCCGCCTTTTTGGTGACTTTTCCACCACGCTTAAATGTGCCAGACAGTGCAGTAATGCTCACAGGAGCGGATGGCTTTTTCTGGCCTTGAGGCATTTTTTCAGCCTTGCCAGAATCCTGCACTACCGAACCACCCCTAGCATACTTTTTTACGTTGCCGCCCTTTTTGTAGCCACCAGCATTGCCATCCTTAACGCCGCCGGTAGTCATGTTGGTCACACCGGGAGGCGTGCCAGTCACGTTACCTTCGACGCCCAAGATGCGACCGCCTTTTTTGTAGCCAGCAGGCTTGTCCAACTTCACTTCGCCAGTTTTACCTGACGTCTTGTCGTTGCGCTCTGCTGTATCCATCTTCGTCTTGCCCTTTTCGGACTTGATGATTCCAGATGCAGCCAAGCCGCCTTTTTTGTAGCCGCCTTGAGCTTCAACCACGCCACCAGTCGCAAATTTCTTTCCGGCCAAAGCCTTCTTGATCATTGCGCGGTCTTGTGCTTCGTCTTCATGCTTTGTGGAGCCGCCCTTTTTCATCGCAGGCATCATTGGTGCAACAGGCTTGCTGACCATCATTGCTTTACGACGTGCAGCCATTGAAGGCTTGCCGGGACGCATTGCAGGCATTTCACCGCCGCGAGCAGGCATTGTGGAGCCCATGGAAGACTGCATGGGGGCAAAGCCACCGTCAGCCATCTTGGACACTTTGCCGCCCTTTTTGAGCTTCAATTCAACTGAAGGCTCTGTGGTCATCATTTTGACCATTGGCTTGAATTGACCCATGTGCTACTCCTTAGACTTTCTGAGCGTAAACCACGGTCAAGCGGTAGATGCCCTGAGTAGTCGAGATAGTGCCGTTTGGATCGACAGTGATGTAAACGCCTTGGCTAGTGCCAATGTTTGCCATCGCAGCCAATTGAGCAGCAGTGAATGTCAAAGCAGCGCGACCGCCACCAATGACGTCAGTTGCAGACAGGTACTGAGTACCAGCAGCAGCAGTGCCAATAGTTGCGTTAATCGCAGTTGCAGTGCCGCCACCCACGGTCTCATTCTGGGTTTGATCAATGATCAACTGAATGATTTGCGAGTAAGCAGGCAAAGTGACAGAAGAGCTGGTGGCAGAGCCGTCAGCCGCGGTAGTCACGGTAGTAGTCTGAGCCAAAACGACGAAGCCGCCGTCTGTAGCATCAGTCAGAGTACCCGAACCTGCACGCAGGGTCGAGCCAAAGTAGGTTTGTGCCATTGTCTTTTCTCCGTTGAGGAGCAGGGGCCGAAGCCCCCGCTTTTATTAGACGCCGGGAGTACCGTACATTGCGCGTGGGTCAGTGAAGCCCACGTCGTAACGCTCAGTAGCCTTGTAGCGCATGCTGTCGGTTTCGAAATCGCCTTCCATGGTCTTTTCGAGCTTGCGACGCATCAACAGCTTCATGCCTTCTGGAGCGTCTGTCTGCACCCACCATGCGCTGGCGTTGGTCAAACGAGACAACACTGCTGCGCCTTCGTCCAGCAAACCGATCGACTTGATTGGGTTGATGTCGTTGTTGGCGTTGCCAGCGCGGAGCACTGACTTCAACAGCACTTCAGCTTGGAAGACGTTGCCGGGAGCCACGACCAATTGGCGTGGAACCAAACGAATCTTCTTGCCGTTGTTGTCCACAGCCTGACGGATTTGGATCAACATTTGCTCAAGAGAAGTTTGAGACAGGTTAGAAGCGGTGTTCAACAAGTTGCTGAAAGTACCGCTCACGATTGGGTGAGAGGCGCTGTTCAATTGAACGCCGTCACCACCGGGGTATGCGCTGTTAAACGCACGGTTCAACACGTTGGCGGCCAAAGTTTCTTTGGTTTCGATCAACGATTGAGCCAAGTGGCGAGCGTACACCTGACCGATACGGATGTGGTCACCGTCTTCAACCAACACTTTGGTCAAAGCAAATGCCAAGCCGTACACAGAGTACACATAGCGTTTCAGGAACAACACACCACCTTGTTGGTACGACACTGGAGTGCCGTCAGGCAACTGAGGTGCTGCACCGAAACCGTACAAGACGGGTTCTTCGTGGTAGTTGCGTGGAATGCCTTCTTGTTCACGGAAGACACGAGACCATTCGTCTGTGCGTTGGTCATAGACCCCGTCGAAGCACTCATTCAAAATGGGTTCAACAATCGAACGGAAGTCCGTACTGCGCATTGGAGCTGCCATGGTTCACTCCCTCCTTAAACGGCTGTGCCAGCAGCGCCAGCAAATTGATACTCGGCGATAACGGCGCGAACGATCACATAGTCGTCGCCCCAAGCGTTATCGGGATAAGGTGCGATGTCGATGATTCGCATTTGGGCAGAGTTACCTGCGCCAACGAGAGTCGCTGACAAAGTCGCGGCTGACAAGCCTGTGGTTGTAGAACCAGCAGTCGTGTTGCTCAAGTCAGCTTCGTCGCCAATTGCGGTTTGAGCCACAGTTGCGTCGGTCTGAATTTCGTACACGATGTTTTGGTCAGCGTAGAAGTAAGCAATCACTGAACCCACTTGGAACGATTCGTTCGCAGGCCAGTAGTTGGATACACGACGACGGCCTGTGCTGTCAGTCCACTCGACGCCATCAAAGGCGCCAACGAAGGCATCACCAGCAGCAGCAACAACGATGTAACCGCTAGAAGAATACTTGACGGGTTGGCCCTTCAAGATGGTAGTTGCGTAGCCAGCAGACACGTTGCCGCTGGTAGATACGGCTTGAATACCGTTGGCGAGCGCCTGTGCGCGATCCAGACCTGATGGGTGGAAAGCGGGACGCAAACCGAACGGAGCGTTTGTTGAAGACATAGTCTTACTCCTATTTGGTCGCCTCAGCCCTGAAAGATGGGCGTTTTAGAGGCAGTATGGTCAAATTTGCCAAATCCGTCGCCTTCAACTTGCGTCAGGGATTTACCTGAGCTATCGCGCTGACCTTGAAGTTGCTCGACCTGAACACGGATTTTGTCCGCCTCTTCGTTCGGCATTTCATGGTGCATTTGCAACATGATGTCTTGGTAGATTTCCATTGGAATCTTGCACAAGAGCATTTCGTTACACGCGATAAAACCTACATGCTCGCCAGCTTTTACACGGTAGTTATCGAATCCGGGGAACTCATCAGACTTAACTGGAACGTAACCGAGTCGATACCGTTTATCAATACTGTCATAGCTGTTGGTAGTTGATAACCAGCAGAGATGCCACCCTTTTAATTCAGGCAGCTTTGGCAGTGCGCTTTGTGTCCACTCATCACTCCACATCTTGCGACGTTCCTGTGCTGACATGAACTTCTCTTCGGGAGCGGCGCGTTCTGCATCTTGTGAAGCGCGTGACTCGCGGCCACCGGCGGAGAGAGATTTTTTGAGACGTGATTCCATTGTTCGTTTCCTTAGTATGAGTTGTTCCGTGCTTCCATTGCGTATCGCTTAACCATCTTGGCTCGCTTGACTGGGTCATCCCAAAATCCTGCGTCCTTCATGGCTCGAACCTGTTCGGGCTTCAGGGTGAAAGTATTCTTTCCACCTGCGCTCGCAGCGTTCTCGCGTCCTGAGCTTGTTACAACACTCCTTGGTCGTGAACGAGTAGGTCTCTCGTCTGTGTCGTCAGTATAACGGTGAGGGAGACGTTTTTGCAAGCGTCTATCCAGCTCATCCCAGTATTCCGACTGATTTGGGTTCCAACCTTCTTTGACCAACTTCTGGTCAATGATCTTGGCGATCTCGCTGTCCTCGTCGTCACCCTGTGGGTCGTACCAAGAATTGCGCTCCATCCACTTGGCTGCTTGGCGCTGGAGTTCGCGGTTGTCGTCGGTTGGGGCGGCCTGCACGTTCTTCACGGCAGCGTCCTTCATGGCTTTGAGGTTCTCGACTTCGCGTCGGGTCTCGTACCACATGTCTTGGGCCTTGGCGAATGCTTCACCGTCGCTTGCGCTGGTGGCTTCAGCCATCTTCATCTTGGCGTACTGCAAGCGAAGCTCTTTGTCTTCGATGACCTTGTCCATACGAGCCAAGTCGGCACTGTTTGTTTTGCGTTCAACGACGGACAAACGCTCTTGCAGCTCTTGGTTTTGACGCAAGAGGTTTTGCAGGCGAACGTCCTTCTCGGCGTTGGTTTGCTTGATGTACTCCTTCTTGGCCTTGCGGCGAGCACGGCGTGCTGCGCGGATGGCTTCGGTGTCATCAGGTTGGTCAGCGTCATCGCCGTCGTCGGCAGCGCCACCTTCGGCGTGCTTGTCTTCGTGTGAGTCGTCGTCGTGGTTGTCTCCGTCCTCAGCGGCAGACATGCTCTCTGGCAATTCAACGGTTGCACCGCCGTCTTGGCCTTCGGAGATTTTGATTTGTTCGAGGTCTTTGTCTTCGGTACTCATTAGATAAAGGCTTTCATTGCTAAGGGATCACCAGTGAGCTTTGCGATGATTTCGTGGTCGTTCAACACCATGAACAGTGCTGGGTCTTCCAGATCATCCTCGCCGGGGACTTTGACTTCCCAGCGATCGCCACCCCATTTGGGCACGCGAATGTACTCACCAACTGCACACCAAGAACCTTCAGGCCATGCCTGCATGGTGTCGCGGTGTTTGAATGCGAGAGGGCCGATTTCGATGACCTTGGCCACCATGTTTTGCCACTTCTCGGTTTCCTTG